GATGGATCTCCAATTGTAGTTTCTGTTCCAAATAAAAATAAATGCCTATCTCTATCTGATACAACGCTCATAATAGAAGTTGTTGGAGCACCAGATACAACTGCAGCTCTTATTGCTAATCTTCCTGGAGCTGAAGGATCCCAAGTATAAGTCGCTCCGTTCTTAACTGTTGCAACTAAAATCTGTCCATAGTTATCTAGTGACCAGGAACCTGGCGCAAGTGTAACTCCAGCTGTATTTGATTCTTCTCCCCAATCAACCCAACTTGTTGCATTAGTAACCGTTACTCCATTTAAATGAGAAGCTGCTGTAGATCCATTTGCACCTCTAGTGCAACCTAAAAATTGTGTTGCATTTTTACTTGTGTAAGTAATTAATTCTGTACCAATATCTATTCTTCCAGATGATGGAAATGCTGAAGTAGAAGCAACTGTAATAGTTGTAACTATATTATCAATACCACCGTTTAATGTAGTTGTAACAGATGTTGGAATTGTTCCACCCCAATATCCAGTTCCAAATCCAAATGCAGGAGTTTGAAATGTTGGTCCTATAAAAATATAAGGAGTTGTTGTTAAAGTTCCACCGCCTGTAACACCAGTACCTGTTTCGTTTGATGGCATTGTAACTGTAAAAGTTGAAGATGTTGGAACTGATTTAACTTCAAAAGTATTAGTTGTAAAATCTGCCGACGTATAACTTGTTGTAGGTAATCCTGGAGTTGTAACACTTGTAAAAATAATATAATCACCAACCTCTAATCCATGAGCTGCTTTGTTAATTGTAACTGTTGCTGATCCTGTTGTAGAAGTATAAGTGCAAGAAGTTAATGGTGTTCCAAGTGGAGTAATATCAAAAAATTCTTGTTCATAGTAAATAACTAATAATTTAGAAGTACCTATTGCTGCATATTTTTTACCATCTAATGCAGTCCAAGTATGTTGGTCTCTTGCAGGTCCTGCCAAGGTGCTAGCAACGAGTTGCTGGAATCCACCTATTTTTTGTGGTTCACCATAACGAAATCTAATATTATCACCATCTATCCATTGCCCTTCAGCTCCGGTTGCAGTTTGTTGTTTATTAAATCCTGGCTTAAATTGTATCTTCTGTAAAGGCATGTTTCATTATAGCATTAAATATTGAACATTAAATATTTAATTTATCCTAAAATTATAAGCTAATGTGATTCTTATATCTTTTATATTATGTTTTTCAACACAATGTTCCGAAGTAGAACGAAATAGTAATAAATTACCCGCCTCTGGAAGATAAAAACAGTTTTGTGCTGTGTAATCAATATTTTCTTTTAAAGGATCTTGAGCATCCAACATAACAGGATGTTTAAAAAATGTTTTAGCGCCTTTTTTATTTCCTTTTAAAAAATAAATTGCAGATAAAGAATCTCTAGGATGTGTGTGATATTCTTGAAAATCACCTTTTTGATATACATTAAACCATACTCCTGAAGCAATGAAATTAGTTTTATATTTCATATACGAAGAAAATTCTTTAACTTGATCGTATACCCAAAAATTTAATAATTTAAATTTTGGATGATTAGTTAAATCATAAGTACTTGATGTATTATAAGTTGTATTAGATACCCAAAATTTACCTCCTGATTTTACTTTTTTCTTTAAGGAAAGACATTCTTTAATTAATTCTTTATCATAAGAAGCATGATTTGGATTTTTGCTAATTCCAATAATGGTTGGAAACCAATGATCAAATTTCATAAACTTTATTTATTGCTTGTACGTTAAAATGTATAAATCTAAAGGGATCTTTTCCATCATCCACGGGAAATTCATGTGATAGATAAGAATTAAAAAAAAACATATCTCCAGGAATAGGTTTAAAATAAACTTGTTCTGTTGAATAATTTAATAAATTTGTATTTTTTTGTTTTAACATATTCATCATTTTTCCAGGTCTTGGATCATGAAAAATTGGATAAGAAGTTTTGTTTGAACATTTTAAAAAATAAAAACCAGATATATGTCCATTCCAATGAATATGTGGAGAATGATTTCCTCCTCCTAGTTTAGTAAATTCTTGTACCCACATTTCACTAATAAATAGTTTATATTTTGTTAAATCATATCCTTGTTGATCTAATATTTTATAAGAAGATTCTCCAATAAAACTATTTAATTCATTAAAATTTTTATCTTTTGCTATACCAAGAGAATGAAAAACTGTTCCAAATTTATCTTTATCTTTATTTTTTAAATCTAATATATATTTATCAGTTGCTTTAATTAATGGTTTTAAAAATTCAGGTTTATGAATTTTATAAATAGATGTTTGAAAATGATTTTCTATTAAAAAATTATTCATTTTTTAAAACTAGACGGAAGACCTAAATGAGGTCTACTATCAAATAAATTTTCTTTTCCTAATGTTTTTGTATTGTTGTAATGTAAAAATACTTGTGCACAGTCTTTTCCATTAAATTTTTCTCTCCAATGTTCTAAATCACATCCTTTATAAATTAACATATCTCCTGGTTTTAAATTTACCTTAATATTTTTTTCTTTTACTTTTAAAAAAATAGGCCACGGATCTCCACCTAAATTTAATGTTGTAGATATTTCGCAACTTGGTCTATCTTTGTGGCGATGTAATATATCTCCTTTTTTATAAATTCTTGCATAAGAATAAGTAGGTATTAATTGTAAATCTGTTTCTTTTTCCATTAAATCTTTTAGTTTTAATAATAGTGTTTCCATAACAATATCAGCATAATGAGAATACGTATTGGGTACTTGCGGATCTTCCCATGTTCCCCAATCTGAATTAAAAATTGATATATGTTTTTTATTTAAAAATGTACTTACTACTTGTCTTTTTATTAAAAAATAATTAAAACAAAAATCAGCCAATTCAACAGATATTGCAGACTTAATTATTTTAAATTTTTTAATTTCGAAACTCATACAATTTATATTTTTAAATAACTGTAAAATGATAAAATATATCTATCTTTATTTGTTTTCTGACCTCTATGTAAATGTGTCCAAGAAGATGGAAATATAATTACTCTACCTACTTTTGATTTAACTGTAATTTTATCATGATAAAATTCTGTTCCTGTATCGTGATCAGATAAATAAATTAAAAAACTTATAATTCTATATGGATATTCTTTTACATGTTCACAATGCCATTTATCTAATGCATAGTTTTTTGGAAAATGTTTAAATCTAATACTATCTATTGCCCATTGTTCTATTGCGTTAATACCATCATATTGATCCGAATAATTTTTAATTAAATTTAAAATTTTATCTCCCCAATATTTATCTGGCTTAATATCAAAATATTTATAATTTAAATAAGAATTTAATTCTTTATCTAGGGTTTGTTTTTTATAAGTAGATATAATTTTTTTACATTCTTTTTCTGTAAAAAAATTATCTATTTGCATTGTATAAGGAGCAATAATTTTAAACAAATGGATTACCACAATTCCAGATAACTAAACTTAATCTAGTTCCTTTCAAAACCGGTCTTACTCTGTGATAAACATGAGATGGAAATACTACAATACTTCCTTTAGGTAAAATTTCTTTACATAAAAAATAATTATTTCCAGTTCCTTCTGTTAAATTTCTTGTATCAAATTCTAGTTCACCACCTTCATAATCTTCTGGATCTGATAAAGAAATAGTTACGGATAACTTTCTTATTTTCCCAGTAAATGGACCTTCTTTCCAAGGATCAGGAAAACTATCTGAATGCCAATTATAAAATTGGTTTTCTTTGTAAATTGTAAATTGACATGGTTCAGATTTATCCCATTGAAAATTCCATCCAGCGTTTTTATTTGCTAAATTAATATAAGGATGAATTAAATCATAAATCCATTTGTCTGTTAACCAAACAACATTAGAATTTCTTATTTGTTTTTTTAAAATATTTTTTTGTTCTTTAGAAATTTTTTTTGCTGAATACCCTGTGATGCCTGTTTTTTTTCTTTTTTTATTAGCCGTTTTTATAATTTGATTACAATTATCTTCAGATAATGCTTTGGTAAAGTACCAATAATAATAATTTAAATTCATGTTCTTTCTTTATGTTAGTATAATTTATTATAATAAAAATATATTAAATTGTCAATGATTTATAAATGTTTACCCACTTATCAAAGGCTGTTTGTCAACCCAAGTAAAAGAATTATTATCCCATGTATAGAACACCCAAGATTGATTTTCCTCAGTTCCTTCATTAACATTACCCAACCATTGAATATTAGGTTCATCCCAACTTAAAAAAACAGGTTTTCCATCAATTTCTAATGTTGTAGGCTTAGCAACAGGGGGTTGCCAATCAAAATTATTATCTAATATCCAGGAATCAAAGGGTCTTGGCGCAACAAATACATCTGCATCTGAATTATATGTATGTCCAATACCTGCATATTTTTTTCTAAAAGATCCATTATAAGATGTTTGTTTATAAACTGCATTTGTTTTAAATAAAGTTCTACAATATTGTTCTCCATCTAAATGCATGTCATTTTCTCCTAAAGGTCCATTTGAAGTAGGTACATCATTTGCAATAACTACAACTTGTATTACTAAATTATTTTCATTTAATCTTGCAAAATGTGCCATATTATATTCTTTTTAAAGTTCCACTAGTTTTAAATGCTAATATAGAATAAGTTGGGAAATCTGTTTTAGTATTTGTTCCTGGAAATGCGGATACTGTAGGTGCAACTGCTGAAGGTACTTTTATTAAAACAATACCTGATCCACCTTGACCACCTGCTCCATTACAACGAGAAGATCCTCCTCCACCTCCGCCAGAATTTGCTGTTCCATTATTTCCTGCAAGTCCTGTTCCTGGTCCACCTCCTTTTCCACCTCCTCCTGGTCCACCACTACCTGGCGTTGGTGTATCTCTACTATCTGCTCCTGATCCACCACCACCTGAAAAAAGCCCTGTTGAAGTAGGCCCATTACCAGGTTGATCTGCTGTATACCAAGTTTGAGGGGATGTTCCCCATACTGGAGTATTAGAAGCACCAGGTCCTCCTGGAGTATTCGCTCCACTTGGTCCTGCACCACCTGCTCCTCCACCTCCTGCTCCATCTTGAAATGGTCCTGATCTAGTACAAGTTCCACCATTAGTTCCTTCTGCAGGAGAATAACTACCTTTATTACCTGTTCCTCCTGGCCCTACTCCTGGTCCTGGAGGTGATCCACCACCTCCTCCACTTCCACCTGGTCCTCCGCCACCTGGTGTTCCTAAATAATTTGTTCCAAATCCTGATGTTCCTCCACCTCCACCTGAAGCAGAGATATTAGATAAAGGTGCAAGTAATTCAATTGTAGAATCACTTCCTGAACTACATTGAGCAGCAAAACATCCTGCTTGACCTGCACCTATTGTAATTGTTACTGGTTTTCCTGGAAAAGATACAGATGTTAAATTTCTATATCCACCACCGCCTCCACCACCGCCACGGTCTCCCCCACCTCCACCGCCACCGGCTACTATTAATACATTATCTGCTGTAAAAGGATCTCTTGATATACCTCCAGTAAATCCAAATCCTCTTGCTGATGCTGCTCCACGTGTTGAAATTAAAGGCATTCTTTCTACTCCTTATTTAAATTGAGTTTGTGCTGCTAATATTGTGTAAGTGGATGCCGCTGTTTTAATTGCTGTGTAAGTGTAGACATCATTAGATGAAGCGTTTCCAGCTGTTGGAGCCGAGCCACCTTGAAAAACTACTGTAACTCCTGTTGATGTACCATCAACTGTTAATACAGATGTGTTGAAAAATGTTGTGTTAGCTTGTTTCGTAATTAATGCAACTGTTACAGACTCACCCGTTGCTAGAGCCGAGTTTAAAGTATTAGAACCATCTCCTCTAAAATTAACTGTAAAGTTAGCACCTAAATTAACGTTTTGAAAATAAACAGCTTGTGTAAGTACATCATAGTCAAGTGATGTTATAAAAGTTGTAGTTATAAATGCATTCTCAAATATACCAAATACTTTTGATTCACCATTTAATGTAATTCTTCCAAGTGAACCTTTTGGTGTTAAAGTTAATCCAACATTTGTATCTCCACCTGTTGCAGAAATTACTGGAGAATTTCCAGCTGCAGCATTTGCTATTGTAATTTCGTTTGTAGCTGATGCAGTTGTTGTGAATTTAATTTGTTCATTAGCATTTTCATCTATAATTCCATATGTAGAATCAATAATAATATTTTTAGCATTAGTATCTAAATTTGCAGATAATGTTGGAGCATAGTCACTTGATAAATTTTGAAGAGCAGAATCAATTACATCTGTTCCATTAGAATAAACTAATTTAATTCCTTTATCAGTGGCAGCAAATGTTGGTCCTGTTCCTGAAGTTGTTTTAATTTGAACTGTAAATGAACCAGTTGTATTATTTTTTACTAAATATGTTTTTTCAATTCCATCTGGAATAATAACACTTACGTTACCAGTAATTGTTCCTGTAAGTTCTATAACAGCATTTTTACCATCTGATAATGCACCATTTGTAAATGTAAGAGTTGCACCTGTTGTAGCATTAAGAGCAACAGTTTGATAACCTGCAATTGCTTGTTGAAGAATAACTAAGTTTGTGTTTGTAATGTCACCCCATGTACCAGCGTTTTCGCCAGTCACCATTAGTTCTAGTTTAAGATCCGTAGAATAACTTGATACCATAATTTTAAATTCCTTATTTTATAGTTTTATTTAATTTATGCGGCTGTGTCAATCTCTGTCCAAGTTGCATCAGTTCCGGTATTAATTTCAGTCCAGATTTGATTATTTATACTATTTAACGCTATAGTCAATCCATTTCCAGTAACTGGTACAATAGAAGTTCCACCAGCAAATACTGTACCTACACCTATATTTAATCCTATTCCAGTAACACTTGCAATGGTATTTGGTGTACCTGTTGCAGTTCCTTGAGCTATATTTATCTGTTCACCTGTTAATGTAACATTACCAGTTCCAATAACTACAGTTCCTACAGCTAAAGAAACAGTCATTCCAATACCAGTAACTGTAGCATCTGGACTTGGATCTACTTCACCTTCAGCAACGTTTAATTGTTGACCAGTTAAATCAACATTTGCATTAGCTAATGGAGTTACACTATTTAATGTTAAATTTAATTGTTGACCTGTAACTAAAGTTATTACTGAAAGTCCATCGGAACCCCAATCATAATCACCCCAACCACGTCTACCCCATCCTGAATTAATTTCAGCTGTAACTGTTACACTATTTAAAGATGTGTTTATTTGTTGACCTGTAACTATAGCATCTGGTTCTGCGTCAGCTGTTCCTTGCGATATATTTAATTGTTGACCAGTAACATTTACTACCGCTAGTCCAAAAGCTTGAATACTATTTAAAGAAGTATTTAATTGTAAACCAGTTACGCTTATTAATGAAATAGCATCAACTGTTACTGAATTTTGAGAAACTGTTAAAGAATTAGCTCCACCGAATGATTTATTTCCCCATCCAAGAGATCCCCAAGCTTCATTACCTGGTGATGTTACTTCAACAGTAGAATTTAATATTCCACTCCATGCAAGATCACCCCAGTCGCCATCATTCCAACCGTTAGCCATAATAGGTAACTCCTATTACGCGTTGCCGATTCTTAGAATAGCCGCTGATGTTGTGTCTGCTGGAAACTGAATTGTGAATGTTCCAGATGTTGCAGTCTTATCACTTCCAAAATCTAATACACATACTGCCGCATTTGTGTTTGATGTATTGTAAATCAAAGCACCTCTTGCAGTTAAAGTAACGCCTGTAAAAGATATATCTGCAAAATCTATAAATGCTACACCACTTGAAACTACTGGTGATACATTTGTTAAAACTCCACCACCTGTTACGTACTGACCAGTATTTGCAACTTCATTTGTTGAAGTGTAAACAGTTGTTGAAGAATCTAGAGTTGCTGCAGAAGTGTAAAGAGCAAGTTTAAAAACATTTCCTGTTGTCAACGTAAAATTATGCTGACCTTGTAGAAGTTGTCCTTTAAACGAATTTGCAACTGCTTGTGTTATTGGCATATTAACTCCTAATTATATTATCCTTGTTTTTGAATCTGAGGAGCACCTTCTTGATACTCATCTCGTCTTCTTCTTCCCATTTGTTCAATAGAGAATCCTTGTAACGCTGACTGATACTTTTGTTCATAAAATTGTATCATGTCTGCCGGACCCTTTAAAAAACCGTACGCCTCAACAAGGCAAGCATATAATAAACCAGAGGGAAATTGCTGACTTAAATATGTTGTCGTATTACTAACAGATAATCCTGCTGGCTTCAAGGTATAATTTAATTGCATGGTATATGTCAAGTCAGGAATTGGAGCTAATACAATAGTTTGTTCATCCCAATAACTAAAGTATTTTGGTAATCCTTGAGCATTTGTAGCATTATATTCATTAATAAAGCCTGTATCTCTATATTCTACTACAGCGTTACCTCCAGTATAATTACCTGAAGGAATAATTTGAGCTTCTCTAATAATTAAAGTTTGATCTGTTAATAAAGGAGTACTTACATAAGGTTGACCTGCAATAATAGTCGCTGTTGCATATTTTCTATTATTATCAGAATCTACATCTCTTTGAATTCTCCATTCAGCATCTAAAATAAAACCATTAACAATAGTTGATGTAAATACGTTTGAATCAACTTCTGTGTAATCTCTAATTTTTTGTACTAATTCTGCGTATGTCATATTAAGCCTGTAGAGTTACTGGACCTGCAGAACATTGTGCTCCACCACCAGAAACATTTCCTGTTGTTGCTGTATCTGTACTCTGGAAATAGAAATAATTCAATGTATCTCCAACGATACCTACTGAATTAATTTTTCCAACTGTAATTGTAAAACCTTGTGATCTTGAAATATCTGTAACACCATCAAAAAAAGGAACTAATTCAAATGAAGTCTCGCGCGTAGGCGTGCCCGGAATCAATACTTCTGGTGGTCCTCTAAATCTAACAACATTGCCAGTTGATCTTCCATGATCTTGTGAATAAACATTGATGTAAGTATTTCCTGCGTACTTAATAGTTGTAAAAGGATTAGGGGTTAATTCTATAATTACAGGTGGCTCTTGTCTATCAGGATGTGCATATTGTAATCCTTCAGGATCAGCGTTGTGAGGTTTTGGTTCAAGTTGTGGATGCTTTGGTTCATATTCAGTTATATGTACCCATGATCCATTCCATTCTTGTACCATTTCTTGATCCT